AGTCGATTTATCAATCGCATCAACTTGCTTCTGAATAGATTCTTGTGCTGGTCCCTTTGGAAGTGCAGTCGCGCGGTATTTCAATCCTGCGACATAGCGGAGGGGATCAACTCCAGGAGGTATCAGGCCAGCAGCTACAGCGTTAGCGAATGGCGATTGCTGAGTCTGCGCCATCTGGCCTTGCAGAGCTTGTGCCACCTGTGGAGATTGCGGAACCTGTGATGCCACTTGTGGCTGATTGTCGCCCGGCTGCGGTGGCTGCACCTGCCCAAGGCCCATCTTTTTGATCTGGGCAACTGCCGGCGCCAGCACATTGCGCACTTGCGGGTCTTGCAGATCGAGGGGGGCAGTTGGATCTATTCCCATCTGGCGAGCTACGGAGGCGCTGGCCGCACCGAGCTGATCGTTGGGAATGCCTTGCGCTGCAAGGATCTTCATTATGGTTGGCTGATCTTGCTGTGGCTGAGCAGTCCCAGCAGGAGCGGAGCTAACTGGAGCCCGGATAGACGGATCGGGCGCAACAGCATTTCGGCCCGTGGCTGGAGGGCCATAGTTAGCAGGCGCTTGAACTGGCTGGCCACCAGTGGCAATGAAATTTGCGCCTTCGCGATTTTGCTCGATGGCCTGTTGCCCCAATCCAAGATTAGCAGCCGCCGTGCCTTCGCTCAGTCCGCCCTTCTGGAACAGGGTCTTGGCCATCGCACCGAAATCAGGCTGACCATCAGGGGTTAACGGAACGCCGCCCTTAAACGCCTCACGCAGATCGTTCTTGGCGGCCTGATCCTTGCCGGCCCAATAGCTGTCAAGCAGCTTGGGAATCCCGGAGAAGTCGGCGCGCGAACTAGCGCCCGCCCCACCAGCGATGATCTGGTCGATATCAGCCATTAAAAGATCCTAGAATTGCGGATAGCGAACGCCGCCCATGGAGCCCGGATTCGTGGCTCCGGTAGGCGTGCCGCCAAAGCCGCTGAAGAGACCGCCAAGGCCTTCTGTAAGACCTCCGCCAGCACCGCCCATTGCTAAATTTCCGATACCCAGGATCGCACCTAGCTGATTGGCGCCTACGTTGTATTTGTTCATGGTTGCCGCGGCATCGGATGCGCCCTGCCCGGTATAGTTGGCATTCGCAGCTCCACCTTGCCCCATGTAGGACTGATTAAGACCCTGACCCAATCCAGCCGCAGCATTGGCCGCTCCCGCGGTCGCCGTTTGCTGTCCGCTCAAATATGGAGCCAATCGAGAGACGTAGTTTCCATATGACTGATCGGCTAGGCCCTGCGAATACTTCAATGTATCCGCATCAGCATTGCCGCTTGATAGATTTCCGGCCGCCGCATGGGCTCTGTTTAAGGCTTGTTGGCCTTGATCCATCTGGAATCCATAGCCCGGATCGGTCTGGAAATTTGTCTTCGCCCGGGCAAATCCTTCTGCGCCATTTGCTCCTGCCGCATCCCCGTAAGCATTAGCCCCGCCGCCGTAAGACGTAAGCAGGTTTTTATAGAGATCGCCGGCCTGTCCAAATCCCGTAGTCAGCGCATCACGGCCCTGCCCGTAGGTTGACGACAACGCGTCATAGCCCTTTTGCAGTCCGGCGTTGCGCTGTTGCGCAGCTTGCTCGGCAGTATCGTTCGAGAAAAGATCAAAAAGCCCGATAACAGCCTCCTATTAAGCTACACGAGCGAACTGACCGTGCATCTTTTCAGATGCAATACGGCGTGCTTCGCTCGCTTGATGAATTGAGGGGTAGCGCCCAAGGTTTATGGCCTTGTAATCAACCGTTATCGATGCGCGCCACATGCTCGTCGCGCTATCGAATGAAACCCCTTTAACGCCGCTCGTATTGTTCTTTGGGGCTCCACGATTGCGAAGGTTTTCTCTATGCTCTGCCGAACGAAGGTTAAGCCACTTATTATTTCGACCATCGCAATCGATATGATCTATCAAGTGAGTCTCTTCATCAGTCATCATTTTCCAGATGACCCGATGAGCTAAAGAACACTTGCCATCTACAGCAACGCGAACATATTTTCCTCTACAAGTCGGAATGTGCCCGTCAGATTTTCTGCTTAAAATTCCTGTTTCCGGGCAATACACAAAGAGCAAAAGCAATTCGTCGCGACTTGGTAACTTGGTTCGCTCTCTCATTAATTCGTGCCCGGCGTGTACAACTGCGTGGTTGAATTGTATATTGGGACCTGCAAATTCGTCGGAGCGGTTCTCGAAAACGCTGGCAGGTTCAAGGATGATAGGTAAGCAAAGAACTCGTCCCACGCGTCGCTGATATGCTGCCCATCAGGAGCCAAAAGCGGTGTTGATCTATCGGGTTTTGGGACAACTCTCATCGTGTCAACCTCGTATCCTGATTTCCACCGAGGAAACCGGCATAGATCGGATCTGATATCTTCACCCGCCAGCGCCGTCCGTGCGTGCTGGTCATTCCGGTGCGTACCATGGCGATGCGGGAATCCGTCGCCTGTCTACCGAGTTGGCGGACGAACTCATTGCCATAAGTAATCCCGCCATCGTTCGACCAGGAAATGCCAACACTAGGATTGGTAGCGATCGGGTCTTGTCCCGTCGCAATACCAACTCCCGTAACGAAGTTGAAATCCGCTTTGCCGACTTTGGTCCGCGCCGGAAAACCAACGACCGGCCCCGAGTCCATTTGCATCACAAGCGGACTGCCGAATTCATCGAGGGCCAATGGATCGATCTTCAAGATGCGTCCGCCTTGCGTATCACCGACTAGCCACTGGCTAAAGGCAAAGCAGCCGCCAATGGCTCTCCAGCGAGGCTGAAGATAGCTCGCTCGCTCATTCCATTTTTGAGAGCCGATATCAAACTCCCAGGTAAACAATGGGCTTGAGATCACCCATTTCGGATGACCCTGAGAGATATAGACTGAGGCTTCCAGCGTGTTATCATCGGGAGCAGATGCCAGTAACCGATCCAGATCCGGAGGAGAAATCTTGTCAGGGGTAGGCGTTCCGTTATGTCTGACCACGGAATGATCGTCCGCTACCCACATCAGGGATGATCCGAACCCGTCTTCATGTCCAGCCATCGCATACCGGCTCAGCAAGCCCCTCTGGAGCACGTAGGAGCGCGTGAATGGAAACCCTGTCGGATTGGCTGTGTTCGCGTATACCTCACCGAAGGTCGGTCCCATCGCGATTAACTGGCCGTTGAACGTAACTACCCGGTTCAGTCCTCCAGGCTTTGACTGCGCCTTGGTCTTGTCGAGGGTTGAAATTGTTACAGCATTCAGGCCGGAAGCCTGTAATGTCCCATCTCCATAGGAGAAGATGAAAAACCCATCCATGAAGCAGACGCTATTAGGAGCACCAATATTAGGGTCCGCAAATGAAATGACAGATCCGGGAGATCCCTGCAGCACAGAAAACGCACCCGTACCAGGAGCCACACAAACAATATCAGGCGTTCCTACCTTGTTATTGCGGGCAAAGAAGACCTTTTCCGTTCCGGTGAGCGCTCCCGTCATCAGAGTTTCGGCGCCGGCCGATGTGAACTTAGATACCTTCCCCGACCATGCCGCGTAAAGCAGGCTATCGACGATAATAGACCCGCGAAATCCGGTTTGACCGGATGCACCGAACAGGGATAGGCCGGGAGACTTGCGCCAGACTGCGGGAGGCGGTTTGAATTTTTTGGAAGCCTCTATGTCCTTACCCAGCGGTTCAGCATAGCAGTTGATCAGCCGTCCAGCGCCTTCCTGTGATGATCCGCCCGGCGAAGATGAAAGCGGCCATGGAATGCTTATGCTTACCGGAGCCTTAGCCATCAGATACGATCCGGTGGTGGCGGATTGTAATACGACTGCATGATATCATTTGGCTGTATCGCATTCGGGTCACGTCCGCCCCAAGTCTGGCCGGGGTTGATTTCGCGCATGAATACCCGAGGATCTTGCTGTTGAGCCTGTTTGGCGCGCATCATGGCGAGAAGATCACCGCTTGGCGCAGCACCGGAAAGACCATCCATCAGAGGCGTAGGCGATTGCACTTGCGGAGCTAACGCGCCGATCAGGCTCTGAAAGCTGAAGTCCGGCATCAGAAGTAAGACACGACCTGGGGCCCAAACCCTGGCGTTTGCCGAACCAGAACCCGCAACCTGTTCCTAAGCAACTGGGCTTTGGCTTCGTCTGATGTCCCTGCGAATTCATCCGCAGCGGCGTTCGCAACCAGCTTGCAGAACGTGATGAATAGCGCGTCATCTAACTCATTCGGATCAT